GCGGACAATCAACCGAGCCGAGCCACGCTTGGCCAGCGTGGTTGTATTGCTGCGTTTGCAGGGTGAAGGGCGATGTGTTGCGCGACACCGCCGAGACGCCCGTGAGCGACAAGCGCGAGAGGTTAAACGGAGACGGCGGAGAAAGCGGGTAGGAGATAGCCATGACGATTAAGCGAACGCTGCACGGTAGCCACCCCCGCGTCGGACCATGTCGGGAATCTCGGCCTTGAGCCGCCGCCGCTCTTGTTCGAGAATAGGCACCAGCTCGGCGCGCGAGACGCCGGCCGCGATGTTGTAGTTGACCGTGACGCCGCCCGAGCCCCCGCCGCTGCTGCCCATTGCGCCGTTCGGCACGATGCTGCCCGAGGAGCTGGGCACGAATAGCTCGGGGCCTTTTTCGCCGACGACGTAGGCACCGCCTGCGTTCACGGGTCCGCCCTCGGCACGCATCCCTGACAAGAACGTCCCGATTCCCTTCGCGAGCGGCTGCGTTATCATGTTGCTGAAGACGAGGCGCACCAAGTCCTGTCCGATTGCGCGAAGCACCTCGCTGAGTTTTTGCCCGCTCAGAATTGCATCCTCAAATCCGGTGGCGAGAATTTGGCCGGCGTCGTCGAAAAGTCTGTTTTGCTCCTTCATGAGCGCGTTGATCTTTTCTTCTTCCGCCGCGACTTGCGGGAGAAGCCGAATCATCTCCTCTTGGTCTTTGATTTTCTGCGCCGTGCTTTTCTCCTCGGCCTTCATGTTTAATGCGAATGGCTTCACTTCTTTTCCGTCGAATATCAGGGCGCTCAAACGCTCTTTGTCGGCCGCAAGCTTCATCTGCATTTGCTTGAGGTCTTGAGGCATGCTTTGAGCGCGAAGAGCACCAGATTGCTTCTGAAGATCGTTCAGCTTTTGCGTCTCCGTCGTGTCGTCCTTTTTCAAGTCATTCAGAACCTTTTGAACCTCGATTTCTTTTTTTGCGGTAGCGACTGGGTCGCCTTTCCCGCGCATCGCGTCGAGTTCTGCACCAAGCGTGACAGCGAGATTCCTTTTTGCCGCAGTTAGTTTCTCCTGCGACATTCCTATCTGGTCGAAATCTTTTTTCAATTCGGCCAGCGTTTCGCCAGATGCCTCAATTTCTTTTTTGAATCTCACCAATTTCAGGTCGTCGAGCTTTTTTCTAATTTCATCTTTGGTGAGCGGGCTGAAAGCGTTTCCCATGCTGATGCCGACCTGCGCCAGAGCCAGCGGCAGCTTCATGAAAAAGTTGAGCGTCCCCTCGACGAGATTCTGCATCTCCATCGCGGCAACGATTTGCTCGTCGCTGAATCCTACTTCTTCGCCAGCGGTCGCGACCTTGTCCAGCCGCTGCTTCATCATGTTCAGCGCGCCAAGCACGGCCTCGCCGCCGAACGCCAGCTTGGTGATCTTGGAAAGCCCTTGCGTCGATTTCTCCAGCTTGCCGAGCGAGTTCTGCACCGCCGCAAACGCCGCCTTAGTCGCATCGACCGCTTTAAGTGTGAATGATGCTTCAGCCATGGTGCTTCAGTTTCCGGTTTTGGTGTTCGATGTATGCGATCCAGCCGTTGAGTTCTTGCGCTGGCATGGCGAGCACTTCGCTTGCGAATTTGCCGAGACGGTCCGCGAGAGCATACACGGCGAGGAAGTCGGCAGCTTCTCCGCCGTGAATCAGTTTTTTAAGTCGTCAGGCCTCGGCCCGTTTTCGGCCAGAATGGCGTTGGCGATGCGGCCCACGACGTTGCTGTCGGCCTTGTTCAACAGCGTCGGCTTGTGCTCGATCGTAAACAGCTTCGCGCCGTGCTCGTCCGTGGCCTTCATAATCAAGATGTCCACCAGAAGCTCCATGTCGTTCTCTTTGCTGCGACGATAGAGCCGGTTTTTTTCGCCGAGGGTGACCGGCGATGCGTGGACGACGAGCTTCCATTCGGGCACGTCGATCTTGCGCGTGCCGAGTGAGGCGAAGTGTTCTCTGACGAGGTCGATAGCTTCCATGTGTTGTGTGTGTTTTGCTGTTACAAAGTTAGACGCTGGTCGTGGTTAGCACCCCATTTCCTTCGAAGGAAATCGCTCCCTCGACGATGCCGTCAAACGATGCGTTGATGTCGAACTTCGTCACGATGGCCGCGCCCGTGTAGTACACGTCGCCACTCGACGCGCCCTCTGGGTAGAGGTTGAGCGTGACCTGCGAGCCAATGGTGATGAGCAGTTGGCCGGCGTCAGTCTCGTCCCAATAGAGATCGCCCGACACGCTGAAGGTTTTCATCGTCGCGAGTCGTGTGCGGTAGGTGTCGCCGATTACGGAATCTTCGACCGTGTCCGAGGAATGGCTGAGAGCGTAGTTGCGCAACTCGCCGATGGTGGTGCTTGAGATTTTGACGAGGCCGTCGCGTCCTAGTTTGGTTGCCATAAAATTAAGTTAGTCGGTTGAAAAATAGATGCAGTTAAAAGTATGCCGAGCCGTGCCGAAGCGCCTGTCCTCGTCAGGCTCAATCACATAATCCACGCTCGTCAAATGAAGGTCTTGGCATTGCCCCCCGAGCGTCACGTCAGCGAGGACTGCGGCCTCCACCGCTGCGCTGCCCGTATCGAAAAGGTCGTCGATCAAATACGTTCCGCTTTCCGCGATGAAGTAGTCCACGATGAGCTGGAGCTGCCGGTATTGCGTCCGGTTGCTCGGCCCGAGCGTGCGCACCTCGATCTGCTCGCTGACCGCATAGACGGCGGCGGCGGGAAACGAGATGCTGGCGATCGTGTTGTTGCGCCCGCGAAGGATGTTCGCGGTAGGCACGACGAGCGCGCCGGTGAGAGCGTTTGCCGTCGCGGTGCGGATGTTGGTGCGTGTGCTCATGCGGCTGGGGTCTTGATTTGCATCGTTCCGATAACTCGGGTGAAGCCGAGATTGACGGCGCGATTGGCGAGAACTGCGGCGACTTTCTTCGCGGTCGTTCTCACGCGTGAATTGACGGCCGCGTCGATCATCCGCTGGTAGTTTGGAATCTTCACGTTGTGCGCCGTGGCCTTGATGAACGGCTGCGGCCCGAAGCTCGATTGCACCGAGCCGAACCGGATGTTTCCGCCTGCCTGCGCCTTGAGCTTGTCGCTGAATTTCTTGTAGCGCGCGCCGGTTACTTTTGCCGATGAGTTCCATCCGCTGACAGTCCAGCCCACTCGGTCCTCCATCATTGCTCTGACTCGGCGGAAGTCGGAACCAAACGCGAGAACTCGCGGCTTGCCCTTTATCCTGCGCCACGGTCTCTGCTGGTCCTTCTTGTATTTCAGCAACGCGTCTTCGTTTTCGAGCAACGGCCTGCCGTAATAGTGCGTCAGATTCGGATTGCGAAAAAGCGCGCGCAGTTTCTCCACGTCACGGTTGCGGACGTATCGTGCCATCGACTTGTAAAATCCGCCCTTGGTCGCCTTCGCTTGAAGGTCTTCGAAAACCAACGGTTCGGCGAGTCTGCTGAAATCCGCCCGCACCGCGTTCGCGCCCTGCTGCTTACTCTTGGGCGGCGTAAATTTCACGATGGTCTGAATCGCGTATTTAGCCTCCTCTTTGATGACCAGTCCGAGGTCCACCTTTGCCGCGTCGGCGAGACGAGCGAGCTGATATTCCAGCCGCGAGAAACTGGTTTCGATGTCGATCATATCGACTTCGCGACCTCGATTTCGCAGCCCGCGCCCTCGGCGTCCAAGGTCACGCGTTCGATGAAATAGGTGATGCTCGCGCGAGAAAGCGTCTGGGTGACTTGCGGCGTGGCGCTGACGCTCGACGTGAGCAAGAACACCGTAAACTTGCTGTCGGTTCGCCGCTGGTCCTCAAACTCCGAGAACGCATCCCGCGATGACGACCAGATTCCGGTGACCGAAACGCCTTGATACGTGAACGCGACGCCCGCCTGCTCAAGTATCGCCGAGAAGTCGGAGTTAATCTGGGTCGGGTCGAAGTCGCGAACGGCTGCCATACTTATGCGCCGCCTGTAAAATAAAACCGCGCGTGAAGCTCCGGTCGGTTCGCGAGTAGCCACGGCTCCGCGTCCTCGTAGCACCGTTGCGCGTCCTGCCCGCAGGTCTGACTTCCGACGTGGTGAACGTAGGCGCGCGAGATGAAATGCCGGCGCTTCATGTCCGCGCATTGCACGTCGTCCGAGAACCAATTTATCGGCGGGAAGTCCACCCACGCGTCGCGGTGAATCCACGCGCAAATCGGCGCGATCACCGGCGTCTCGACGATATGCCGCTCGGACTGGTAGCGGAGGAAGTCGATTTTCCCGCGCCCGCTGCGGACGTTCTGCTCGCCGCGCGCATAGTCCGAGCGCGTCGCGACGTAACCGAGATTTGGCACGACCTTGCGCAGATGCGCGACATCCGCGAGCAGCACCGCCCACGTTGTCGGGGTAAACACGATGTCGTCGTTGCAAATCAGAATCTCGTCGTGCCGCTTGAACGCTTCGCGCGCGGCGAAGTTGTAGGCGTCGCCAAAGTTCGCGCCGACCTTGTGATGCACATACCGCTCGACGTCGCGCGGGACGTAGGCGTTCAGCGACGCGGTCATGACGTTGAGGCACGCGCCGTTGACCGTGCAAACAATGATTGCCGGCGTGCTCATGGCTTCTTCGCTGCGAGGATTTCCTTGATGTTCTCGGCGTCGATGAGCGTTACGCCGCTTGCGATGACGAGCTTGTCCCAGTCGTGCGGCGGCACCATGCCATCCTCGATGTGAACCGAGATCATGGCGCGCTCTGTTGCCCGCGGCTGTCCTACGTCGTGGATGAACTGCTTGGCCATCGCCATCGTTTCCTTGTCGTCGGGGCGGACAAGGAAAACGTGCTCGACGGTGTCCGGTTGCGCTGCCGTCCCAAGCCACGCCTCGCGGAAGGATACCGAGCGCGTCGAGTCGCCGAGGGTTTTCTGAGTGAGCCGAATCGCGGGTTTTTCGTGCTTGTGAAAAGCCCACTGCAAGCCGTCCGCTTTTCTCGGCTGGTCCGCGAGCCGATAGGACCGTGCGGCGAGATCGAGACCGGCCCAGCCATACCACTTGACCTCGTGCGTCCAAGGTCGGTCTTTTTCCTTTGGCTCCGGTAGCGACATCATCCGCTCCGCCCAGAAGCTCGCGCGCCT